TGGGCAATACTGCAGGAAAATTAAAGCTTTACATGAAAGAGATTGAGGGAAGGCATAGAAATATAATAGACATCAGAAGGCGGAGCAATGAAGAAGTAGCTGGTTTTTGTATGAGGAAATATATGGAGATGTATGCGAAGTATATTGAATTGAAATATAAATTAAAGAGGCTATGTCAAAAAAATATAAAGGATGAAAAAGAAATTGATGAATTTAAACATGAATTAGATAAGATTTATCAATCTCTAAAAGAGAGTTGAAAAAAAGAAGGCGACCCAAATGAAATTAAGATGGGGTGAAAAAAAATTAAGGGATTTAGCAATCCGCTTAAAAAAACAGAAGCGATTAACGATTGGGCCTGGTGGGCACTATTTGGAGCTGTGGTGGTTATGGAAATTATTTTGATATTAAAGATATTAGGAAAGATCTGATCATGAAAATCGGTTTATTTGACGTCGATTCGAAATATCACAATTTAGCACTTATGAAATTGTCTGCCTACCATAAACAAAAAGGCGACAAGATAGAATTTTATAGTCCGTTATGGAATTCTACCTACGATATAATTTACTGCTCTAAAATATTTAGAAGAAGCCACAAAAACGATGGCTATATAAGAAATAATATGATTTGCGGTGGATCAGGAATTGATGTAAGGAGAAAATTACCCAAAGAGATAGAGCATACCAGGCCCGATTATTCACTTTATGGTCTCGATTATGCAGTAGGATTTAGCAGTAGGGGCTGCATAAGGAGCTGTGGATTCTGTACCGTGAGGCAAAAAGAAGGCTATATCAAAGAGCATGCAGAAGTAGAGGAATTTTTAAATCCCAAATCTAATGTTGTAGTTTTACTTGATAATAACTTTTTAGCCTTGCCTTCACATATTAAGAAACTGCAGAAATATATCGATAAGGGCTGGATAATGGATTTTAACCAGGGGCTTGATGTCAGGCTGGTTAACAAAGAGAATGCCAAATTATTGAGTAAAGTGAAACACCTAAAACAAATTCACTTTGCTTGGGATTTAATGAGCTATGAAAAGGAAGTTAAGGAAGGATTAAAAATTTTGTTTAAGGCAAGGATTAAACCGCATCGAATTATGGTGATGATGCTATGCAATTACAATACCACTTTTGAAGAGGATATGTATAGGTTTAATGAACTAATTAATTTGGGCGTTGATCCATTTGTAATGATTTATGAAGGGGGGAATAAAACAATAAGAGATTTTGCAAGGTGGATTAATAGAAGGCTATACAAAGTCTGTGGTTGGAAAGATTATAATAGGAGGGCTAATAATAGATGAATCTTATTAAGTGGTTAAAAATAAATAGCGATATAAAATTAGGAAAACTTAAAACAGAAATTAAAAAGGATGACGTAATAGTAGTTAAATCGGTATCTGTTATAGGTGATTGTGTTAAGAAAGGTTTTGTAGACCAATTACGTAAGATCTTCCCGGATAATATTATTATATTCCTTGCCGGGGACGTTAGCTTAGATTATGTGGATGAGAAAGAAATGAATAGAGCTGGGTGGATTAGGAAATGAATACAATGGATGATATAAAAATAACGGTGATCAAAGATTTTCCAGATGATTTTATTTTATTCCTTTCTGGCGAAATCGACCTAAGCCGATTAGACGAAGAAATAAAAATGAAAAGAATCGTAGGAGTTAAAATTAAAAATATAGAGGAAGGATAAGATGAATGATAGTTTGAAAGTTCAAATAAATGATTATTGTTATTTTATACAAAGAGGAAAACCTTCTGCAATGTTGCAGGTGCAAAATAGATATATCAATGAAGCAATGGAAATTGTAGAGAGATATGAAGATTTATATTATATTAACAAATATCTTTCGGATGGTTGGAGGGAATTTTGGATTTACAGGAAACCATTTATGTCAGAGGTAATAAAAAAATTTACCCGAAAAGCCAAAGACGATATACGATCATTGGCTTCTAGGTAAAGCTTTTGGTTACTCAGATGAGGCGATTGAGGAATTCATTAATAAGGAGCAGTTATAATGTGCATAGCAAAAGGCGGTTTCAGAAAAGATTTAGGTATATACTTAAGAAGTAAGATGGAAGCGAATATTTTTAGATATTATAGATTTACTGAAATTGAATGTGTATATGAACCGAAAGAATTTGAATTTAAGACCATTAAACGTGGTAATCGATATTATAAACCTGACTTCTATTTACCCATAATAAATTTATGGGTAGAATGTAAGGGATGGTTTAGACCTGGCGATAAAACTAAACTAAGGCGATTCAAAAAATATTATCCTGAAGAATTTATTAAGTTGAAGTTTATTATACCGGATAAATACGCAAGAGATAAAGCCAATGGCAAAATGATTAAGTTTTTGTGTGATGATCTGGGTATAAATTTTAGTGATATAATAAACTATAAGGATATAGAAAAATATAGCAAACTGATTCCTGGGTGGGAATAAATTAAAGGGGCATCGGCGGTTCCTCTTAAAATAACATTGACGTGAAATTACCGCCCGCCCCAATAAAAATATAAGGCATAGGTGGTTCCTATAAATTCAGGTGAGATTACCACCCGCCTTATTAAAAGAAAGTAAAAGAAAGAAAACCATAAGGCACAAGAGGTTCCTATTCTTGAACTACTGGGCGGCTTTAACACCGCCCATTAATATTACCTCTCGCCTTATAAAAAGGAGGAAAGAATGCAAGCCACAATTAAACTTTTCAAAGCCTTACCAATAAAAACAAGGCGAAAAAAATCACCGACAGAAGAATTATTAAAAGAGACGATCAAGAGAGGGTTCATATTTGCCCCAGAAATAATTTATAGCTATTCAAACTATGATGAATTAATAAAATTAGTTGAAGAAGTTTTTGGGATAACAAGCGAAAAAGTAAACGCCTCTTTCCATAAATCCTGGAAGAAGGTAAAGGAAGCGGATATAGAACAATTGGTTGTAGAGCAGGTTGCTCATTATCTCACAACTTATGGCAAGGAAAGTCCCGCACTATATTTATTCCAAAAGGAACATTTAGAGAATTGGGGGGTAGACAACCTATCTGAGAAAGTATTGGGCTTAGAGGATTTTGATAAAAGTAAGATCCAGGATAAAGATTATGTTTACATTCCAAAGGAAGCATTAAACATTCCAGAGGTGAAAATAGACGAAATAAAACTAATAGTAGTAAAAGGATATACCAAAGAAGAATTAAAGAGTAAATTGTTGAAACTACTTAATTCAGGCATCGCCCTGAAAGAAGATACCATAAATGATGTTGTAGATGTGGCTTTATTCGTAGATGTAAATGAAAAGGAAATTGAGAAAATAAAAAATAAAGAGGTCAGGGTAATCTTGTATGAGTATCTGAATAAGGTCCCTAATGATCCTATCGAATTTCTTAGGTATGCTGTTTATGTGGCAACAGATTCTACACTTTTAATAAAATCTAAAGAATTGATAACAAAGATAAAAGAAGGAAAGAATATAAAAATTGCTAAGCTCTTTAAGAGATATGGAGATAAAAAGGGTGGGTTAGAAAAATTAGCGGGAATATTCTATCGCTTCCGACCTATCTTTTTAGGCTTTAGAACTAACCGGACATTAAAATCTATCATTAATAGGATAAGAAAATTAGCAATTAATTATCACCGACCTATGAAAGAGGACTATCTTAATGAGATTACCGCCAAAATCAAAAAAGGCAAAATAATAGATATAGATAAATTGAAAAGTGAATTGGGAAAAGTCAATATCTTCAGAAAAATAAGGCTTGCTTATGCCTTACGGTTTAGAGCGAAAGATATTGACTCAATTGTTTACAGGATTCGGAATGGAAAAGCATGGGCTGGGAGTTTTGATTTTAAGTATAGAGGATCAGCTAAAAAAGTTTTAGATATTGTCTTAGATTCTATTGTAAAAGATATAAAATCTAATGTAGAAGGCAAGAAAATTTACCTTCCCGAATATATAAATTACGCATTACCTGCGACGGAAAAACAATTCACCGGTAACTTTCCCTCGGGCACCTACATCTCTATTCCCCAAGATATGATTGTCGGGGTCCATTGGGAAAATGTAAAACCTTATACCGTAGATTTAGACCTTTCTACAATATCAGAATTCGGTAAATTTGGCTGGGATGGCAGTTATAGAAATGATGAAGGGAGCATTTTGTTCTCAGGTGACATCACTGATGCACCAAAACCAAGGGGGGCGACAGAGTTATTTTATGTTAAAAGACAATTAAAAAAGAGCTTAATCCTCATGTTAAATTACTATAATTATAACAGCGAAGTAAAAGTTCCCTTTAAAATAATTGTTGCTGAAGAAAAAGTCAAAAATTTTAAACAAAATTATATGGTCAATCCCGACGATATTGTTTCGGTCGTCCAGACTGAAATTAGCCAGAAACAAGAGATATTGGGGTTGTTAATTACCACAACAAAGGAGAGTAGATTCTATTTTGCCGAGACATCAATAGGTAAGTCAATTACATCGCGCAATTCAAAAGTTGCCGAAGATAGTAGAAAATATCTTATGGGTTTTTATCAGAATAGCATAGAACTCAAAGATGTTTTATTAAAAGCGGGAGCCAAATTAGTTGATAACAAGGATAAAAGCGATATTGATTTATCGCCTGGAAGCCTTGAGAAAGACAGTATTTTGGATTTATTATTAAAAATTAAAAAACGAGAAATAATAATGAGCTAAGGCAGCTTGCCGAAAGAACAATTAAAGAACGATAAAAGCTAGGTTAATTTTGACAGAAATCAATTAGTTTGATAAAATTTAATAAGAAAATTGAATAAGATGATGTCTAAAAGTTAGGTTAATGACCTAGGCTCTTTAGAATTATTGAAAAATAATTTAAAAAAGGGTCTAGGTCATTTTTTATTTTAAATGAAAAATCCCTAAGAATTAATAAACAAATTAATATGTGGTGATTGTCTTGAAGTATTAAAAGAGATTCCTAGCGAATCAATTAATTGCTGTATATGTTCTCCGCCCTATTGGGGACTCCGGGATTATGGAATTGAGCCGATTATATGGGATGGGGATAAAAACTGTAAGCATAATTTTGAAGAATATAATTCGAAATTACTACATGAGAATAGGCAAAATTTAGATGGTGGCACCTTAGGCAATCCTAAATATAGAGAAAATTTACATGGTTTTGGAAAGGCAAAAGCGGGGTTCTGTTCTAAATGTGGGGCCTGGTGCGGTTGCTTTGGTCTCGAACCTACTTTCGAATTATATATTAAGCACCTCTGCAATATTTTTGATGAGGTCAAAAGAGTATTAAGAAAAGATGGCACCTGCTGGGTGAATATAGGAGATAGCTACGGTGGGAGCGGTAATGCTTCAGGTCATACTAAAGATACTAAGAACTTAGGTTATAAAACTTTAGAGATGGGAGCTACCCAGGGGAATCAAAAAACTACCAGGCGATATGCTAAATGCTTATTGGATATCCCTTATCGCTTTTCCTTAGAAATGATTAATCGAGGTTGGATCAAGAGAAATACCATCATCTGGCACAAGCCGAATTGTATGCCCTCGAGTGCAAACGATCGGTTTACGGTAGATTTTGAATATCTATTTTTCTTTACCAAAAATAATAAAGCAATCTTCTGGACTAATGAAAAGACTTCGGCATGCGTAGATAGAAAGCCCCTAGGAACTAAGGGGATAGAGAATAAAGACTGGGAATGGAGAAAAGACAATAAAGGCAAATTGAAAAAATATTCCTTATGGTCCGGACATGATTATTGGTTCGAACAACAGTTTGAAGAATGGACTGATAAAAGAGAGGGCGATATCAAAAGAGCAATTGAAGGTCATAAAAAATATAAAGGGAAATATCTAAATAAAAATAAAAAAGGAAGTTTTGCATTTTCAGAATCGAAAATAGTGGGATGTCCAGAACAGGGTCGTAATAAACGTTGTGTCTGGATCATAACAACTAAACCATTCCCCGAAGCACATTTTGCAATATATCCTGAAGGGTTAATCGAGACTCCGATAAAAGCGGGATGTCCAGAATTTGTTTGCAAGAAATGCGGTAAGGCGAGAGTAAAGATATATGAGAAGGGCAATTTAATAACTTCCGGACCAAATAAAATGGCAATAAAACCAAGAGGGTTCGCACAAAATAAAATGATAATCCAAAATTTACCTAAAGACCCTTATGGAGATATGCCACGCAGAGAATTAAAAGAACTTGGTTATTCTGACTGTGGCTGCAATGCCGGTTTTGAACCCGGCATAGTTTTAGATCTATTTATGGGGGCAGGCACGACTGCGCTGGTGGCTTTAAAGCAAAGAAAAAGGTTTATCGGTATAGAAATAAAAAAAGAATATATCGATATGGCGAATAAGAGAATTGCCAAAGTTCAGCAGGAGATATTCTAAATGAAATGGCCTGAAGATTTCATAAATAGAATAATATGTGGTAACCATTTGAAAGTTATGAAAGATATCCCTAATGACATGATCGCTTTAACGGTTACAAGCCCTCCCTATGATTATTTAAGAGATTATAAGGGTTTCTTATTTGATTACAGGAAGTTGATGTTAGAGTTATTTAGAGTCACAAAAATGGGAGGAGTGTTGGTTTGGGTAGTGGGAGACCAAACAATAAATGGTAGTGAATCGGGCAATTCTTTCAGACAGGCTCTTTACGCTAAAGAAGTTG